GATTGGAAGCGTGATTGGTCAGATCCATCTACCTGCCCTTCTCCTGGAGAAGTTGGTGAGTGGCGTGATAAATTAGTTGCTAAAAATCCTGGATGGAATGAAGTTCTTGGTAGAGCAGCAAAAGCACCTGGTTCAAAAGTAAAAAAACTCTAATTTAAGTATATGGCAAGGAAAAAGAGAGGTTACGATCAGCAAATTGGCGTTGGTTTAACATCTAGGGAACTTAAAAAAAAGAAACTCTATACAACTGATTACCTTACAAATATTGAACCGATGACTCCGAATCAGGAGAGAGTGTTCAATGCATATGCTGAAGGAAAACATATTGTTTCTTATGGTTGTGCCGGAACTGGAAAAACGTTTATTACTCTCTATAATGCCATCAAAGATGTATTAAGTGATTATACACCATACGAAAAAATTTATTTGGTTCGTTCTCTTGTAGCAACTAGAGAAATTGGTTTCCTTCCTGGCACACATGAAGATAAAGCAGATATTTACCAGATTCCTTATAAAAATATGGTAAAGTATATGTTTGAGTTTCCAGATGATTCTGATTTTGAGATGCTTTACGGAAATCTTAAGTCGCAAGAAATAATTAAGTTTTGGAGCACATCATTTCTTCGTGGAACAACACTTGATAATGCAATTATTATTGTTGATGAGTTCCAGAATCTTAACTTCCATGAGTTAGATTCTATTATTACCCGTGTTGGTGAAGATAGTAAGATTTGTTTTTGTGGAGATGTAATGCAATCAGATCTTCGCAAAAATGAAGAAAGGAATGGTATTATAGATTTTATGGCGATCTTGCGTAAAATGCCATCTTTTGATATAATTGAGTTTGGACTCGGAGATATTGTTCGTTCTGGACTTGTTAAAGAGTATCTCGTTGCAAAAATGGAAGCAGGTTATTAATGTTTAATCACATTGAGATTGAAATACCCCGTCTTGAAAGAGAAACCATAGACGGGGTTCGTTACTATAAAGTTCCAGATGATGATCAACTTCTCCGACTGGTTTCTATTACTACGGTAACCAGTCATTTTAATAAGCAGATTTTTTAAAAATGGCGTAAAAAAGTTGGAGAAGAAAAAGCAAATAAAATTACTAAAGCTGCCACCGGTCGTGGCACCGACATGCACACCTTGGTAGAGCATCATCTTAAGAATGAGGATCTTCCTAGTGTTCGACCAATATCTGAATTTTTATTTAAAATTTGTAAACAAGATTTAAATAATATAAATAACATACATGCCCTTGAAGGGTCTCTGTATAGTAAAGCATTGGGTATTGCAGGGACGGTAGATTGTATTGCTGAATATAATGGTGAGTTAGCAATAATCGACTTTAAAACATCAGCAAAACCAAAACCACGCGAGTGGATTGAACACTATTTTGTACAGTGTGCTGCTTATGCTTGTATGCTGTTCGAAATGACTGATATTCCAGTCAAAAAATTTGTAATTATCATGGCATGTGAAAATGGAGAATGCGTCGTTTATGAAGAATATGACAAAGCAAAATACATCAAACTTCTCACAAAATATATTGGAAAGTTTGTTAGAGATAAATTGGAACTCTATGGAAAACAGTAAAGAATTAGAAAAAGCAATAGAGAGTAAATTTTTAAGTCCAGCAAAATTTGCACTAGAGATCGAAAAGATCGTCATCGAAGAAAAAGTCAATTACATTGATGCAATTATTCACTATTGCGAAATCAATGAACTTGAGATAGAATCGATTACGAAACTCGTATCGAAACCTTTGAAGGAACGATTGAAGTGGGACGCTATACGTCTCAACTTCATGAAGAAAACTTCAAGGGCAAAACTTCCATTATGAATTCAGTTTCCCGTGATGAATTGATGCATCAACGTCTTCAGGCGTGGTTGCGTGAGTATAAATGTGATGACCTCAAGTATCTTGGTTTTCACGAAGATATCTATGGAATTGAACGGCATTGGTATTCCATTGCTGGCAATGAGGTTTCGGTAGATTGTATTGAAGATTTTGATCCTGAAGATTTAGAACCTGATGAAAGTGACTCCTTTTGAAACCTATCAACATTATTTGTCAATAAAAAATCATTTTACAAACCCAAAGTACGACTTCTTTAAGTACGGTGCTAAAACCCGTGCTACTGTGACTTCTTTTAATAAGAGGAAAGATAAGTATTGGTTTGAAAAGACCAGCAGAAAGTATTCTGATAAAGAAATCGTTCAATTTTTGGTATCGAACTTTGTAGCATCAGACAACCCCCAAAACCTATGGATTGGAGAAATTATAAATTCTGGCGAAAGAAATTACGCCGAGTGGATGAAACGACAGCAGAGTTTGAAGTATCACTTCAAAGAACAATCAAAGAAATTGCTATCCGAAAACGGGTTGGAAAATGTCTTCAAATGTACGAAGAAGCACCCAATCATTCTGAAAAAGTTTCTAGGTGGAGAAGTATCTCTAGATACGCTAGTAATATACGAAAAAATCTTCCATTTTTCAAAAAACTACGATGAAAAACTAAAAGATGATCCTGTTTGGCCTCTTGTTAGTTTGAAGATTGTAAAGTACAATCAGTTTCTAAATATTAACATATTTGAGTTTAAACATATACTGAGAGAGATATTACATGGATAATTTTTTTGATTCCGAAATCGTTCAAAAAGAATTAGATGATATTAATCATCTTCAAGAAGAAATATGTGGATCCATTATGTCTTTTGGATCAATGGATCTTGATGTTAAACTTGACCATGTACAAAAATTACAAGTTCTGCTTGAGAAGCAGAGGGTAATGTATACTCGACTTTCATTATCTGATCATCCAAAAGCAGTAGAGATGAAGGAAAACCTTCAAAAATCTGTAGTTATGATGGGATTTCCACCACATACTGATATTCAAGTTTTATTTAACACAATGCAAGAAACCATCTCCGAACTTAAGAAATATCTTAACTGACCTCCAGGGCTTGACATCCCTTCGTAGTTCTCCTATGATAAAGAGGTCGCACAACCGACATCCAACACAATCCCCCAAAATCTAATGTCATTCGCAAATCTTAAAAAGCAATCCAAACTCGGATCTTTGACCGCAAAATTGGTCAAAGAAGTTGAAAAAATGAGTTCCACTGGACAAGGTGGCGACGAACGCCTCTGGAAACTGGAGTGTGATAAAAGCGGTAATGGTTATGCCGTTATTCGTTTTCTCCCTGCTCCTGAAGGTGAAGATCTTCCTTTTGTTAAACTGTACTCTCACGCCTTCCAGGGTCCTGGCGGTTGGTACATTGAGAATTCTCTGACCACTATGGGTCAGAAAGATCCTGTGTCTGAATACAACTCGATGCTGTGGAATAATGGCACCGATGCTGGAAAAGATGCAGCACGTAAGCAAAAGCGTAAACTGACCTACATTGCAAACATCTATGTGGTCAAAGATCCTGCAAACCCCGAAAACGAAGGTCGCGTTTTCTTGTATAAGTTTGGTAAGAAGATCTTTGATAAGATCACTGCCGCAATGCAACCTGAGTTTGAGGACGAGGAAGCAATCGATCCGTTCGACTTCTGGCAGGGCGCTAACTTCAAACTGAAAGCAAAGAACGTTGCTGGTTATCGTAACTACGACTCTTCTGAGTTCGCACGCACTTCTGCTCTCCTAGACGATGATGATGCTATGGAAGCAGTATGGAAGAAGCAGTATCCTCTTGCAGAACTTGTTGCTTCTGATCAGTTTAAAACCTATGATGAATTGAAAACTCGTCTTGACTATGTTCTCGGTATCAAGGGAACTCCTAAGATGCAAGATCAAGAGAGCATTCAGGAAGAAGAAGAGTTCCGTCAGGCAAATCGTGGCACTGGAAATTCCAGTGTTGATCGAGGATTTAATGATCCCGACATCACTCTCTCCTCTTCATCTAAAACCAATGAAGATGATGAAATGACGGATGAATTGAAAAACTTGTTTGCACGACTCGCTGAAGAGTGATACAAGAAAGGGAGGTCACAGACCTCCTTTTTTTATTTCCCAAATACTCTAGTATTTTCTGTTCTTATAGTAATTTGATCTATAAATTCTGAAGAATCAGAATACTCTAATTCTCGTTTCATATCTAGTAGTGCTTGCTGTACATAATTTGGTCTAAGTAGATAAATTGTTCTTTTTCTTTCATTGATTCTATTTTCATAATCAAAATTTGTAACCGGTTTAGTTATATTAGTTTCAATAAATCTTATTCTTTGATTTGTCTGTTGTGTTTGATCTGTTGTATAAATGTAATCGCCGCTAGAGTATTGTAATTGAAAATCAGAATTTACAATCTTCCCTGCAGGCATTATTAAACGATCTTCAGAATCTCTGATTTCTACTGTTTCATAATGATGAATTGAAAATAAATTTTCTTCTGATCCATATTTTTCTAAGCAGTAATTATAAAGTTGATAATTCGACAAAGGCCATTCATCTCTATAATTTGTTATCCCTGCACAAATTAAAACTAAAAAATCATAACCAGAAAATCCATAAAATTCTTCTGCAACTAAATCAGGTCTCGAACCATCAGGTATTGTGTATTTATTAAATAATGTTAAAACCCCACTTAAATCATCCCTTAATTTCATTCTCTTAAATAAGTTTTTCACAACAATATATTCTGATGAAGATTTTGAATCTGTCAGAAATGATTGATATTCTACGTTTGGAACTCTTGTAAAATATGCCATTAGTAACCAACTCCCTTATCTGGTGTTTCGTAGTAATCGTATTGATCTTCTTGGAAGATTGGGGATAGTTCTTGAAATTGTAAAGTTAATTTCATGTGAACCGGTGTTCCATCGGCATATGTTGCATAAGCACCTGATGCTCCATAATCTACACTCATCTGAGTTAATGCACACAATTTAAATTTGTGTAAATATGGATGCTCTTTTCTCCCCATCATGTATTTCAATTCAAATACATCTGGTGCGCTTATGAATAATCCTGTTGTATTTTGACTAGTATCAATTGCTCTTACGTTCTTTTTTGGTGCGCTATGATACTTGAATAATCTTATAATTTCTTTTATAGCTTGACCCTCTCTGCGATCTCTTGGAGTTAGATCAAAACTGAAAGTAAATGCTGGTCTTACAGTGACACCATTAAATAAAAATTCATTATTTTGGTTAAAAACTTGACCTGAGCTTCTAGAAAGAACAGATTCTATGCTAGTTTGTCCAAATAAAGCATTCACAACCATCCCTGCTGTTGAAGAAGTAATTTTATCTTTATCTTGTGCTATAGTGCTTCCTATTTGCTCAGCTTTTTTAAAAATATTGGCAAATGTACCGCTTAGAAGGTTGTTACTTTTCATTGATTCATAACTTATTTCTCCC